CTATATCTTTTATCATTTATGATTTCACCGTATCCCCAACCAAAGTCATGATATAACTTAATCAAGTCATATAGTTTATCTCCAAGACAGCCAGTTAGTGCCCCAAATTGACCTCTAGGGTCAATAAACACAACCTGATCATTGTTTGTATTATAGATAATATTACCTGCATGTAGGTCCCCATGCATACATTTTACTGGCATAGAATTTAATGACATAGTTCTAGCAATATACATGATCTCTTCCTTTTTTCTCTTTGATAAATCTACATTTTCTAATCGTTCTTTTGTTTTATTAACCCAATGATTTTCAACATTTTTGTTAATTAGTATTCTTTCATCTAGGTCAGGTTCTAACCAAAAATAATTTTCCATAATATCAAATATCTTTGATATGATATGCTTTATAGTTCCCTCAGCTAAATCATCATAAATTAAAATATCTGACAACAATGTTCCAGGTTCATATGATAAACTAAGCCACGGACTCTTTTTATAATATCTAGGAACAAATAATTTCTGTTCTTCATTTAGACCTTCATACCATTTTCTTTCATGTGAAATACTTTCTGGTTTATCATTTGATTTTTTAGTAAGTAAATTTAAATTACTATCATAAGTAAATTCATTAAAGTATCTTGTTTTTGTGTTTAGTAATTCTGCACAAGTTTTATGATACGATGATATGTCACCAATATCATACCACTTCTTTACATCATATAATTCAAAGTGTGTTCCATATTCTTCTAGTGCATCAGAAATATCATAACCTTTTGTTTTTGTAAATGCTTCACATGCTTTAGGACCATTTGCAAAAGAATACACGCCAACTAAAGCCTTTGCATTTCTAATATTAAATTCAGGTTTATTGTGATACTCATGGTTAGGTGTAACAACACACCAAGAAGATTGGTCTTGCATTTCTCTTACAAGTAAAAAATCAGAACCAAACTTCCAACCGTCTTGAACAATAGTGTCACCTAACCAAACAACAAGTGGTCGTTCAGTATCTTTTAATTGTTTTACACCTAATGCGATTGCATCTCTAGGGCCTAACAAATTTTCTTGTTTGACACAATCAACATTAGGTATATCTTTTACATAGTTTCTAATGTCATCAAACTTACCGTCAACAATTACTATTTGCTCAGCATTATCTAATTTATCTAGAATATACTGTATGCAAGGTTTCTTGTTTACAGGAACCATTGCTTTAGACACATTTGTTGATAATGGTCTTAATCTAGTTCCCTCACCTGCGGCAGGTATAATAACATTATACTTCATATTATAAAAACTCTTCTAATGTTGAAGCGTTCTTCTTACCAGCAACACCTATTAGTTTTTCAGGTTTACCTGTAGGACCTTTTGTTGCTAGTCTTCTATCACAATAACAAACACAAGAATATCTTGTTCCTTCACCTGTTATTTCTGACACACCATGAAGTTGATTACTATCAGCAATAACAACAGAATTATCTGGTGCCTCGATTGCGACACGATACCTAGGAAAAACTAGATATGCACCTTCATAGTCACCTTGTCTGAAAACACACATGGTTGTCAAACCTGCATCGGTATCACCACTATCAAAATGATATGACATTGATTTTGTTATAGTCTGTGAACTATACCTATTGACACTTAAAGTTGTCATAGGACTATTACCTATACGCCATTGTGGTTCAATACCATTTTCTGCAAATGCCTTTTGTGTTGCATGAGTTTCTGGATCGATTTTTGCAAATGCATTCTCATTATACTCAGCTATCTTTTCTAACTTACTAAATGTTTCAGCATTCTTTTTATCTTTAGTCCAACCTGATCCATCGATTGCACCTGTAAACCTACCTCTCTTATAACCTATCATGAAAGAGTGAATTTGATTTGCATATGCAATCATACCCCACTTACCATTTTTCATTTTCTTGTAATAAGAGTTTTCGTTTTTCATTTTATAATCAACACCAAGTTTCATACCCATTCTTTCCATCTGTGCATGGTCGATTGGGCCTGCTGCATTGGCTCTCATCTCCGATGTTTCGTTGATGTTATAAAGTGTATCTCTAACTTCATTATCAGGATAAGCGTTGACTACTACATGGGCAAGAGGTTTTCTCTTTCCATCTAAAGTATTTCCTGGTTTAAAGATTGAGGTGTCTTCATCTTTTACAGAATAAAGAATATCCCAATCACCTTCCTTAGGCCACTTACCACGATGTGAAGCTTTAGTTTCTTCATAACCGTAGTCATGTTCTAAATTAATGATTTGTGTCATTATGCTTCTCCTTATATGGTTTAATTACATTATTATATATGCTTTCAGATAGATACTTCATTTGTAATGGTGCAACCATTAGACCTATTCTTGCAAGCTTCTTATTCATATCACCTGTTAAGATAAAATCTTCAGGTAAAGACATTATCCTACATGCTTCTCTTGGTGAGAACACCCTATCTTCTCCAGGGTGTAAGTGAGCAGCCACACTCATTAACATACCTGACTCGGTCAATGTATGTGAGGCTTGTGACCACGGCACTCTTCTTGATTGATAATATGAAATCTTTATATCTTCTTTTTTAATTTTTCCTTGTCTGTATAATTCTTCATAGTGAGGTTTGACAACATCATCACCTATTGACATTACTCGATTAGGATTCTTTGGTAGTTTAGTTAACCATGAATATTTTTTATATGTCTTCATTTTCATTCTTAAATATTCAGCATCTTTTTTATTAAACTCGTTATCTTGTAAATCACCTATGGCTTGATTTAAACTTATCTCTTCATTATATGGTTCTGGAAAAACAGCACCAGATAAATTCATAAAGTTTAATCCTACATCTTCCATTACATCATTTCTAACACTTACTATAAAAACTCTTTCTCTTTTCTGTGGCACACCATAATTAACAGCACTCATAACTTTGTAAACAGTAGTATATCCTATTGCTTCAAAATCTCTAATCATTTTGTTTAAATGTTCTACAGCATAAGACATTGTTAAACCTTTTACATTTTCACAAACAATAACTTTAGGTTGTATGTCTTTACACAATCTAATTATTTCCCATGTTAAATCTTCGATGTTAGTTTGAACATGACCGTATTTTACTTGGGTCTTGTTCCAGTTCTTTTGTTTACTACCTGACATTGAAAATGGAGGACAAGGTGGAGAGCCATCAAATATATCTAACTCTTTAGGATTAAACTTACCTGTCACCATTACCTCTTCACTAGTCATTTGTTTTATATCTTTACAAAGGTAAGGCGTACCTGGAAAGTTTTGTAGATAAGTATCACAAGCAACCTCTTGAAACTCATTCATAAATTTACAATCACCACCTGATAATTTGTAACCACAAGAACTACCACCACCACCTGCAAAGGTAGTTGCATAAGTGAACAGTTTTCTGTCGGAAGACTTTTTCATATCTTCTAATGTGTATCTAAAATATCTACTCATGCAAAAAACTCTTCAATAGTATTATCACCTGAAGCATCAACACTCCACTTTGCTGAGTCTAATATAAAACTCATAGGCTCAACAAAAGATTTATTATATTGTGTTTCATAATCAATAAGTTTATGTAATCCAAATTGTTTAGGTAGTTTTGCAGGAAAAGAAATAACCTTTGCCTGATATGAATTAGGTGTTAGAATATGTAAGTATTTTATTTTATCACCTTCTAATATAAGAGGAAACAAGTGTGTAATCTTTTTAAGTCGTAACAAGTGATTATAAACTAATGCACCTTTTACATGCATAGGTGTTGACTTTTTATATATGCCATTAGGATCTGAATATTTGCTTAGATTATTTACACTACGAGGAAAGCCAATCTCTTCTGGACTCATGTTAGTAAACTGTAACTTAAATTTTTTATAAAAATCTTTTAAGGCATTTTCATCTTTAGTCATAATTATTTCTAGGGCTTCTTTAATCTTACCTCTACACACTTTAGGTGTTGATGATTTAACAGCCTCGATACCCATCATCTTTAATTTAGGTTTTGCATATTGCACACCCTCTGAATTGTGAACATTTAGAATGTATCTTTTCTTTGCAGTCCAGATACCTTT